TACCTTTACCACTCAGAGCAAAAGCTCTTGATGCATTACTTGGAGAAGGTGGATTACCGGCAAAATATGTTGCACCGATGATACATAGATATTTGTTTAAACAGGTTCGTAGTCGGTTTGCATTAGTAGATAAACCCGAATGGGAGATTGCTACGTTCTTACCTACCGCAGACTTTAGAGGCGCAACAAAAACGACGGTGTATAGAGATTCAAGGAGTAAGATGTAATGGCTAGCATTGATGAATTAAAAGCAATTGCATCTGTCAAGCTTGGCTTTGCACGTCCAAATCAGTTTTTAATCACATTACCTGATCTCGGTGGTACTAGTGCAAGAGAATTAAACGTTTTGTGTAGAGCTGTTAATTTGCCTGGAAAACAGGTGTTAACACTTGATCGTCGCATTGGTATGGAATTTCAAAAGGTTGCATATGGTTATGCAGTCGATGATGTAAACATGACATTTTACTGTATGAATGACTATGGCGTAAAGAAATATTTTGATCAGTGGAGAACTTTAACGGTTGGTGAAGAAATTGGTGAATTAAAATATAAGAGTGAATATGCAAAGACGGTTACTATTCATCAATTAAGAAAGCCACTAATCGGTTTATCAAAAGCTCTTGGTCCTTTAAGAGCAAATATTGGTATTGGTGGCGGTAGTGTTTACTCTGTAGAATTAAGAGAAGCATTCCCTACAACAATGCAAGCAATCGAATTAAATAACGAATTAGATGGACTGGTTGAACTAAGTATTCAAATGTCCTATACAAACTGGTATCAGGCAGATGCACAACAAAACTTCCTGAACGCCAGTCTTTCATCGCCAGTAGGCAGTATTGATTTAATATAAGGAAGTGAAATGGCTAAGAAGAGACAAAGAGCAAAGCAAGTATCAAAAGGGATCACACATCAGAGACCTTGTCCACTTGCAAAAGCAAGACGTAGAGAATGGAACGGATCAGATGCACAGCATTATGCAAAACTACAAGCATTTTTAGCTGGTAAAAATGTAATGCTGACTATTCCGAATCCGGATAAGAATAATACGAAAGAAAGATTTATTCGTGTAAATGCAAAAGAAGTTTGGAGAAATGCGTGATGGCACTGCCACAATTAAATGATTCGCCTAAGTATGAATTAGTTATTCCGTCGACTCAACAAAAAGTAAGATTCAGACCTTTCCTTGTTAAAGAGGAAAAAGTTATGATGATGGCAATGGAGTCTGAAAATCAAAAAGATATCCTAAATACAATTGTTGATACAATTGAAACATGTATTATCGATAACATCGATGCTAGTAAATTAACAACATTTGATGTGGAATATTCATTTTTACAAATTAGAGCTAAAAGTGTTGGTGAGCATGTTCACCTAAATTTAAAGTGCGAACATTGTGAAAAGTTAAATGAAGTAAGTGTTAAGCTCGATGATATTAAAGTAGATGTTCCTAGTATTAATAATATCATTGATATTACAGATAAAATTTCTGTAGAAATGAGATGGCCTTCATACAAACAAGTGATTTCAAATGATATTTTACAAGAAGAAACAAGCATAGATCAAATATTTGCTTTAATTCGCTCATCTATTTCTGCTATTATGTCTGAAGAAGAAAGATTTTCAACATCTGATTATAGTAAAGAAGATTTAGATAAGTTTATCGAGTCTATGAATAGTGTTCAATTTGCTAAAATTCAAAACTACGTAGAATCAATGCCTAGTCTTTCACATGATGTCAAATTTAAATGCACTAGTTGTTCTTCTGATAACCTAATTACAGTACAAGGAATGCAAAGTTTTTTCTCCTAGGTCTATCTCATGAAAGCCTAGTTAATTATTATCAAACTAATTTTCAATTAATGCATCATTATAATTATTCACTGACTGAGATAGACGCAATGATACCATGGGAAAGAGAAATTTATTTAGAGCTATTGCTTAATTATATAAAAGAAGAACAGCAAAGGCAGCAACAAGGATAAGAAAATGGCTACATTATCTAGTTTATCAGAGCAGCTTTCAGCCAATAACAAAGAAAATGTTATTGGTCATGAACGCACTGCGCTTGCCATAGATGGTCTTAATAATAGATTTGATGGATTCTTTACATTTATTAAACAGCAGCGTTTAGATGCTCTTGAAGATAAACGAGAAGCAAAGTCTGCAGCAATTGCTAGTGGAACTGGAGCAATGAATAAAGGGTATGGTAAGGGTATGAACCTTATTATTCCTGGATTAAACATTGGCACATTATTGGCTGGACTGATAGCTGTTGCCGGTGCATTTGCTGGGCTTCGTGGATGGGAAGCAAAAGCGTTAAAGAATATTGATAAATTAGGGAAAGCAATTCGAGGACTTTTTCCTGAAAGCTTACGTAAATCAATTGTAACAAAATTTGACTCTTTGAGGATTCGTATTCTAAAAGGATTCGGATTTAATATGGATCTTACTGCTACTGATCCTGAAACTGGTAAAAGACAGCTTAAGACTCCTCTACGTACTCAAATAATGGAAAGGTTTGTAAAACTAAGAACAAGTATTTTAAATATGTTTGGAATAGGTGCCGATGGCAAACCTATTTCTTTGAAAGACAATAAACTTGTAAAATTTCCTACTGTTGCTAAAATTGCTGAGCCTTTTATGAAACTAATAAGACCTGTTATAGCTTTAGGTGAAGGAATTACTGGATGGTTATCTGGCAAAGGGTCAAAAATGTTAACATTCTTATCTGAGCTAGGTATAGTAGGAAAAGCCGGCGCTGCTCTTGGTGCGGTCGGCGGTGCCGTTGCTGGAGTTGCAAAATTAGCTGGTAAAATCTTATGGCCAATTGGCGTTGTTATGGCTTTGTTTGATGGTGTTAAAGCCTATCAAGAAAAAGAAGGCTCTACATTTGATAAGATCTTAGCTGGCGCTTTTGGATTTATTGGAGATTTTATAGGTGCACCTCTCGATCTGTTAAAGGGCGGTATAGTATGGTTATACAGAAATGCATTAGGCCTTGATGTTGATGATGACGGTAATATTAAAGGCGAAGGATTTGCGGCTGCAGTTGGTAGAGCGTTACAAGGATTTAGTTTCGAGAAAATGATCAAAGCCATTCCAGAATTTTTCGAAAAGATATTTGAGAAAATTACGGATTTCTTTAATGATCCAATAGGTGTTGGTAAACAAGTTATAGGTAATCTTTACCAATCAATAAAGAACGTATTTTTTGGAATATTAAAATCAATTGCAGATTATATTCCTAATGCTAAAAAACTATTTCCTGATCTTTATGCTGATGATATTGCTCGTATGAATGTCGAAGAAGCTCAGAATAGAGTTACTAAAGAACAAAGTCAATATAATACCGCAGCTAGTAATGTTGACGCGAAGCTTAGTACAATATCTAGTTTAACTGAGCAAATTGCCACTTTAAAGGCAACTGGAAATTTCAAACCAGCCGGCATGCGCCGCTTTTTTGGAGGTAAAACAGCAGATCAAATAAAATTAGACGCTTTAGAAAGTGCGTTACATGGAGCAAGAGGACAATATGGTAGAAGTTCAGATACTTTATCTCAAGAAAGAGCAGAACTGGCCGCGGCTAAAGCACAATTAGAAGCAGCAAAAATTCAATTACAAAATGTAACTAACCAAACATCCGTATCAACTGCAACTCAGCCAATTCTTATGACGCCTGGCGGTACAATTAACTCAGATGATATGGTAGTTACCGGAGCAAGATAAGAAAAGGGGCCCCGCATACGCAGTACCCCCTTTCCGTCTCTAGTCATTATGTTACTCTCAACTTTTATCCGAGTCTTACTCAGCGATCAGGCCACATGGGTTGAGCTACCTAATTTGCCTAATTTGTTAGTCCGCATTTGCAAGCTTTGCAAAGTAGGACATGGTATCATCTTCATCAGTAGATGGCATTTGCTCAGCTGTCATAGGCTGCTGTGATGGTGCCGGTTGTACTGGCGCTGATGGTGCCGGAGCAGTCTCATTCATCATTGCTTCATGACGCATAGTAGGTGCACCTGCCTGAGCTTCTTCACCAAGAACACGAGCTAGCTTTGCTTTGAGTTCGTCGTAGGTTTTGTAGTTCTTTG